TCATTAATGATACGTAACCTCCAAGTAAATGTACCAGCATCAATTGTGTATGATACCTGTACATCCTGTGTCTGGTTGTCAGTAACAGTAAAGTTCTGTGCACCCTTATAGTAGTCCTGAACCTGTAAGGTATTGATATCAATGTATGGTAGTGCATTCAATGGTGCACCAGCAACGTCAATAACAAATGATCTTACTAGGATATTACCAAAGTAATCACCACAGGTTAATGTAGTATCTACAAATCCCTGATCGTGACGTAAATATCCATTAGATAGAGTACCAGTCCATCCATTAGAATACTCATACCACCACATACCTAGTTCAGGTGGGTTAGCGATAACACTAATCTCATTAGATAGTGATGAGTATGATCCGTTGTAAACATACAACTGGAATGAATATGGTTCGTTCACACCAGCTGGTATACCATTACAAGGAATGTCAGTGGCACGCATAACGTTACCAGATCCATCCTTAGGTGGTATTAAAGATGATGGGTTTTGAATAGGTATCTCAATACTATATCCACCGTAGTCTGTGCGTAGTGGGAACTCTTCAGTAGTACTGATATAGTTACCAACATAGATTCCTTTACCATCTAAGTTACAATCGTATACTGTAGAAGTATTATTACCTGCATCCTTTCTAGACTTAAACAATGGAGAAGTTAAAGGAACGTAGTCAGGATATGTCTCATACTGTGACTTCCAAGCAAATGACTTGGTGCCAGCAGCAGTATCATAAGAGAATGACTTACTAAACCAAATGTACTCAATGTTCTGGTCAGTACAGGTCAATATAACAGGGAAACGACCTTCCTTAGGTGACTTACCAGCAGTTAGATAAGGAGTTGTGTTTGGATAATGTGTCTCTCCACCATACTCAGTATTTGCAGAGAATAAGTTAGCAGTAATTGAATTAGCACCACTATACAGAGTCAATGCTGGCTGTGCAGGTAGTGCAGGTAAATTAGATACTGTTAACTGTGCAGTGGAACTAATAATAGCATTGTAAGTAGTAGTGAAGTCTAAGTGCTGTGATGCAAATGTAGTACCACCAGACTGACCGAACCAAATACTTGCTAGACCATAGGACTCAGGAATATAAACTTCATACCAAGCACCTGGCTGACCTGGAGTTCCATAGCTACGTACGTTAGTAGTAGATGCACTAGCAGTAGCACCAAGTCTAAACTCTAATGTCTTACCAGCCCAAGAAGAGTCACTAACATTGAAACGATAGAATGCTCCTTTAGGTACTTCATACACAGTAGAACCACCAGCATTTATTCTTACCTGATAGTCATTACCAATTGCTTCAAGGTCAAATGTTAGTCTCCAACGCATCTTACAACGGAAGAATGCAGTAGCAAACTTCCACCATCTGTTAACGACTAGATGAGCAAATCCCATCTCACGTCCTGTTACATCCTCATATCTCTCAACGTATGAGTAATGTGTATTCTTATTTTCTACGTTATTTTCAAACCAATCTTCTTCTTCGTAACTAACACTAGTTGCAGCAGCTAACTCATTCAAGTTATACCAAGTACTACCACTACCCTTGTCACCATAGATCTGCCAGAATGGTACATACTCAAACTTATCGTTATCATATGCACTTTGAGTCATCATCATAGACAATGACTTATAGAACATAGGACGTGAGTACCAGTTGTTGTTAGACCAAGTAACATTGTCATTAGGCTCACCGTGTACTTTGTATACAGTGTTGTAGTCTACATTTCTAGACAATACATCATAAACCATTTCAAGGTCAGCTGATGTCGTCGTGATGTTAGTTAGTTGAATCGTATAGGTCTGAGTTTGCCCAGAAATATTTTCTTCAACTGTTAATGTTAGGTCGAGCGTTTCTGTATTGGTTAAGACACCACTGAATACACCAGTCTCGGTGTCAAATGCTAGTCCACTAGTTGTGAATGGTGCAGAAGAACTTATACTATAATCTCTATCAAGAATAGTTTCATTAGCAAATGTTCTTAAGAAAGATACACCCAACTGTATGTTAACTGTGTCACCAATATTAAATGTTCCTAGAGCACCAGCTGGAGTATACCAAGTGGTTAGTAGATTAATATACGGAGTAATAACACCTCTAGTTGTAGATGCAGGTTGATCAGGTGCATTATGATCTGTACCAGTATCTACTGGGAGATTATTGATTAATGTACCCTCACCAGCTCCAGCTTGTTCTTGTTGCTCAGTCTGGAACCATATCTTATTATTTGTTCTATCCTCTGATTGCCAAGTTTCAATACCATCACCAGCTTGGTGTGTACCAGTAATCTTAGCAACCTTGACTAAATTACCACCAGTTTCAGCACTGGTAGCAGTAAATGAAGCAGCATTTGCAGTGATCTGGAAACTAGTATTAGCTGAGTCTACATCACTGATTTGATGCCAAGAATGTTGAAGAACATCAAATTCTATACCACCGATATCATATACAAATGATGAACTATCATATGCTGTATCACCAGGGAATACAGGATCTGACTTAAATTCACTACCCATAATATATGGGAATGCAGGATCACCATTGCTATCTTCAGTGATGAAGTATGCATAGGTACCATTAGGATAGTCAGGAGTTACACAGTAGCGACCATTTCTCTTGTCTAGGTCACCAATAATGATCCTCTCACCCATATTACTGTGGTTATAACAGAAATAGAATAATGCTTGTGGTACATCAGATGGAGGTGTGATCTCTACTGATCTTAAAGTTGCAGTATCAAAGCCAGCAATGTATGCAGCATAATCTACTGCAACATTCTCTAACTTATAAACTACACCACCAGTGTAGACTGCGTTTACATCTTGTGCATTCTGTCCACTAACGTGCCAACCCTGTGAAGTACCATCACCATAGATGGAGAAGAGCATAGCGTGAGTAGTTAGAGATGCATCAGATAGATTGAAGATATACTTTCTACCTTTTCTAAAGTTGAATGATGGTTTCTCTTGAGTACCATCTAGTCCACCACCACTAATGAAGTAACGACCACCACTACCAGTATCCACAGCAGTAGATACAGAGACTGAGAATGTTGTAGTCAAATCATCTGTCTCATTACCAGGATACTCAAAGTCTTCAACGAATGCCTTATATGGATAAGAAATAGTAGAAGGACGGTTGAGATATCCATCAGGTGTTCTACCTGTTAGTTTCAACATATAGCCAGGCTTAAGACGAATAACAGAACTACTATCATTCATCTCATCAGAATAACCATAAGGTCCGTAGATAGGATAACCATCAAATGCTATACCTAGGATCTTAGAGTGTCCATTAGCGTGTCGTCTGTAATCACCTTGAATATTATCGTTAGTAGTTATATTCTTACCTTCTTTGATACCTACATCAGAAACATAGTATAATGTAGCAGGTGCATCAAGAGGAACTACGATAGTAATTGATCTCAATACTGAAGCATCAAATGATGCAAGGTATGAAACAGCATCAACTGCAACACCATTAAGTCTGTATGTTACACCAGCAGTGTATCTAACACCACCATTGTGTATACCATCCTCAGTGGTAGAAATATACAATGGATGTCCATCATTTGAAGAGTTATCTTGATTAAAGATGTATGTGTTACCTCTAGTAAATGCTAATGCAGGTGCTTCTTGTGCAGTTCCACCAGCCTCTTGGAGGTAGTAACAATCAGTACTACCTTGGTTATAGTAGCTATTACCTGCTGTCTTAGCAGCAACAGTTACTGCATAAGTAACAGTCTGATATCCTAGGTCATAATATGTTAGACCAATGTAATTAGAACCATTTCGTACATCAGCAGTTTGATATGCTTCTAGCAACTTACTAGAGTTGTATCCATATACATTCTGAGTATTAGGATAACCACCGTATGCGTCAGCACCAGTTAAGTTCTCGTTAGTAACATCATTGAATGTCCAACCAGGTGTTGGTCCTGCCTCGTTACTATAATGATATATGTACACACCAGTTGTTGTTATAGCATATGGTTTAACACTACGTAGTGGTGTCTGTGTAGGAGGATTGGTTGTAGCACCATAATTGGTACCACCTCTCCAGTTAAAGTCTTGATCGAATGATTGATCAGCAATACTATTTGGGTTACCAGCTGTAATTGCGATAGATGAAACAGCAGTTGCTTGTACACCACCAGCTACGTTTGGTGCAGCAATGGTAACAGTAGGAGCAGTTGAGTATCCAGTACCACCGTCAGTAACATTTAGTCCAGAGACATAACCATCAAGAACAGATAGACTTGCAGATGCCTCAGCACCAACACCTCCTCCTCCACTAAAGCTAACCGTTGCAGTTGTATATCCAACACCCTGAGTGTCAACTGTTATACTATCAACAACACCAGTTTGAGTACCAATAGATGATCCAGCAGCAGCTGGTTCTTCAAACACTGGGTTTGATGATGCAGTTTCACCGTACTCTACTGCGTCACCATAGAATCTATTTCCAATAGTATAAGGGAATTGAGGATTCGCTTGGTTATCAAATGTCATAAAGTATGCATATGTACCACCTGGATATTCAGGAGTGATACAGAATCTACCGTTACGATTATCTAAATGTCCAGCATCTGTAAACTCATAGTCTTCTAGGAACGATCCCATAGGATATGTGTTGACGTTTGGTGAGAAACCAACAGGTTCTGTCAAGGTGATAGTACCTGTCATTGCTTGATGCATCTCACAAACATAGTAGTAAGTACCAGCAGCAGCAGTTGCTGTGTTCCACAATACAGTAGCGTTGTAACTACCATTGTTAACAACAGTAGCTACGACCTGTGCAGGGTTGTAAGGAGCTGGAACTTTCTGAATCCAGAAAGGATGAGTGATTGTTGATCCACCGCCACCACCAGCAGTTTGTACAGTAATAGTTCCAACCATATTGGTATGGTATTCGCACTGGTAGTAATATGTACCAGCAGCAGTACTACCAATAACCCAAGTAACAGTACCAGATTGTGTACCATTATTAGTTACGCCAGGTATTTGGTTACTAGTACCAGTACCAGCTTGAGTCTTCAAGTGGAATGGATGTCCAGAAGCAGAAACTGTAAAATTAACTGTATCTCCTTCGTAGAAAGTTAGAGAAGGGTCTGCACCATTGACGTTACCATTTCTATCAGAACCAGATACAGTGTAGTCACTAGCACCTGAAGCAGTTACAACTAAGTTGTAAGTTTGTGGAGTGGATCCACCACCTCCACCTGTGCTATACTGTGCATTAACATTGAATACTAGGTTATCACCAACGTTAGCACTGATAGAAACATCTGATCCAGTACTTTCTCCTGTAAAATCGAAATCTAAATTATCGTCAGCAGTAACACCCCAAGTATATGTTTGAGGAGTATAAGGTGTTCCAGTACGTGTTGATCTTAATGTCCAACCAGATTGCATTCTAGCTAGACTTGCTGTAGATCCAGGACTATCATAACCTACAGGACCGTAGATAGGATAACCATCCTTAGCAATACCTACGATAGGTGAGTGATGAGTCGCATTTATAATATCAGCAGTTGTGTTGGATGGAAGTGCAGCAGTATTTGTTAATGTAGTTACAGAAGCAGCAGCACCGTATCCAGAGTATAATGAGCAATAGTAGAATAAGTTTGGTGAATCAGGTTGTACCTGTATGTAAGTACCAGTACCAGCTTGACCATCACCAGGAGTACCTTGGTATCTAATACCAGTTAGATACTCAGTACCACCTTGGATATGAATACCATCTTGTGATTCAGATATTTTAAATGGATATCCTGTGTTACTAGAATCAGACTGATCGAAGTAGTATGTATTACCTTCAGTTAACTGTAAGTTAGGTGTCTGTGTGGTATCAATAAAGTATCTGTTTTGACCAGCAACATTGACTACAGTAACTACCATAGTTGTTGTAGAACCTTTCCATAGTTCAGTGAAGAACTTACCACTAGTATAGTAGTATGCACCAGAACTAGAAACGGTACCGTGGCCACTATCACCACCAAATGCATTAATGTTGTATACTTGATCGAAACTATATCCTGTTGGGCAGTTAGTACCATCAGGAAGATTAGTATTAAGACCCCAGTTATAGGTTTGTAATGTAACACCATTAAGTGCAAGACCTACAAATCCGTATGCAGCACCTAGAGCAGAGTCAGGAGTTCCAGTCTTAGAAACGTTTCTACCACCACGATATGTTAATGTGTGGTTGTAAGACTTAGGTAGGATTGACCAAGGGTTGTTAACATTAGGGAAAGATCCAAACAATGCAGGTTGTGGTAAGTTATCCGCAACAGTCGTCAATGCATTATTAACAATGTTTAGAGATCCAGTTGTAACAGATCCACCACCTGATACAAACATATTAGCAATATCAAATGTGGTTCCTTGAACTGGAGGACTTGCAGCTGCAATAGTTACAGAAGGTGCCTGTGTATATCCTGAACCTGGATTAGTAATAGTAACAGCAGTAACAACACCATCAGTAACAACTGCGGTTGCAGCAGCACCACCACCTCCACCACCTGTGAAGGTAACAGCTGGTAGGTTCAATGGGTTGTAACCATTACCACCGTTAGTTACGGTAACAGTTTGTATTCCACCACCAGTAAGTGAGATGTTTGCAGTTGCAGTTGCACCATTACCATCACCAGTAATTGTGACTGTTGGTGCCTCTGTGTATCCACTACCAGCCTGATCTACGTTAATACCTGTAACAGCACCACCAGTTAGTGTGATCTGAGCTGTTGCAGCAGCGTCCGTTCCACCACCACCTGAGAATGAAACAACAGGTGCTATAGTATATCCAGAACCTTGCTGACTTAATGTAAGGTTAGAAACATATCCAGATGTTCCAGCTTTAGGGAATACACCGTAAAGACCTGGAGCTGGATGATTGTCACTAACAACATTAAATAGTCCACCTTCTTTATGATATGCAGCAGTAGGTGACGCTACAGATGTTACCCATACATCACTGATTATATCTTGTGCTATAATACCAATAGGTGTACGTATCTGTATTTGATCACCAAGAACAGGGTTTAGTCTAGAAAACTCTGATCCTAGATTGAATGTAAGAACATTACTAGCAGCACCAGTTGAAACTGTTGTATTCAATCCATCGAATATAATTTCATCAATAGTATTAGCTGGATATGTTTGGACACTAGCACCACCAAACTCATAGCTAACAGGTGATGCACTCGCACCATTATATGTACGACTATAATCCCAATCTAATGGTCTACGTAACCATTCTTTTGCCAACTGTGGTAGAGGTTTACCTTCATAGGTAACACCCTGTTGGTATGTCATCTTTGTAGCCCACTGTGCTAGTACACCAGCAGTTATAGGACCAGAGAATGAAGTACCATCAATATTTGCATAGTAAGAAGAACTTATTTGGTTGTATGGTGTAGCACTGTTCCAATACCATCTAGGGCAATAGATTGACTCACCAGGAGCACTGGTAGTAATCGTACCGTAATTAGAGAATGCAGAAAAATTATTATTATGTGCAGTAGCACCTACAGTAATCTTACCTTTGTCACTAGCATCAGGTATTTCCATATTGTGTAGGTTGTCCTTAGGACCAGCAGTCCTAACACCTACCAAGTACTTACCTTGATATCCACCGTAAGTACCAGCCCAAGTGCCATCAGTAAATCCATTACCAGCAGATCTTACAAAGATAACACCAGATTCTATAAGATAATTCTCATAGTCATCAAAGAGTGTATCACTCTCACCAGCACCAGAATCAAATCCAGGCTCATTTTTATAAACATATGGCCAGTATCTGTTAGGTATAATAGCACCTAATGAAGCATTAACAATTGCTGGACGGGTATTACCTTTCCAGTTTGCGTGAGTAGAATCGTTATGGTTAGCAATAGCTAGCATACAATTGATATATCTTGATGCAAACGTGGTATACTCAGTACCAGTCTCATTAAATACCTTCATTGCGAAGATACGTGCTTTCTTAGCTACACCAAAGGTTCTACCAGCAGCACAGATAGCACACTGAGTACCGTGACCATCGTCATCCTCATTACTATTTGCTTCACCATTTAATGTGATACCTGAGTTATATCCTGGTACCTCATATACACGATAGTTTGCTTGCTCATCAACACCATTAAAATCACTTACGTAATCTGGGTGATATAATTCTGGGTGTAAATTAGCACCAGCAGTATCAGCTGGACGTGATGCACCACGAACACCTGTATCAAGGATGTAAATATCTGAATTTTCTCCGTCTTCAGTCAGTGAATAGAGACCATAACCTAGGTTATCTGTAGATTGTGATATCCTTTGTAGATGCCACTTGTTGAAGATAGTTATTTTAAATGAATATGTTGTTGAAGGTATGTAAGATCCAGACATACCCATAGTAGGTGTAGTATCCTCATAGATATACAACTCCAATGGTGTGGTTGCTGTAAGTGCTATACTTACAGAAGAACCTGCCTGACCTGGTGTACCAACACGAGTTACACCTGTAGTATACTCCGTACCACCATTATTTGTACCGTCTGGTGTGGTAGAGAAGCACCACTTATATCCTGAATTACTAGAATCTTCTAAATTGAAGACAATAGTAAAGTTAGGAAGCATATAGTCTAATGCTATAGACTCATATATGATACCACCAGATAGTAGTGCTAGCTTAGGACCATATGAACCAACATTGACTATACCTGTATATGTTAGTGTAGATGTACTACCGTTCCAAGGTCTTACACTACCATAGGAAAATGGTTTGACCTGTGCAGTTAATGCGGAAGCAGTGTCACTAGCAGTAGAGGAATATGTAGCGACTTCTTCACGTGAGGGATCGTTAGGGGTAACAGCTGGAGGATTTTCTATATCATACGTCTCTTCTGCCATCTCGAAAGCATCAACGTGCTTTACTCCGACTTCGTTTTGTAAATCTTGTTTTTTAATGGTTAATTTGGCATCCCAATGTGCCCCTATAACCTCTGGAAATTCGTCACTCTTTAAAATAGTGATAAAATTCTGATCCCTTGATGGAAAATCCAGGAATAGTGTTTTGAACCTTGTCAGGTCGTGTGTGTTAGCTAGTGATGTGAAACGTTGCTTTGCACGTTCAATGACAGTAGCGACCTCTATCTCTTTCGAGACTTGGACAATAATTCTGCCTTCCTCTATTTGCATTATTCCAAAATGGTACGGTACTTTCCCTAAGGGTTATTTAGTAAGCTTTTGAACGCATCAACGAGTGTAACTGTTCATCAAGACCTCTTGTGATACCATAATTATCATCATCAGGATCCTCTGCGTTCGGATAAAGGTTGAGTAACTCCTGTTTTATTTCATAATTATATGTCGCAACTCGTCTGTCTTCTTGACATCTGAACATTGACTTACTCCAAAAGACTGCAACATCCCTTACTCCAGATGTTACTTCTCTCACCATATGTTTAGTCCCAGTAGGGTAGCTAAACGCCCATCCAGCAGGTAATTTAACCTCAATAGTCTCTGTACCATACTGTAATACAAGTTCACCTCCTTCATATTCTGAAGGATCATTTAAAAATACTGTAGTACTAAAATCAGATCGCACTCCTCCTGCCATCATAGGCGAATCACAGTGCCATCCATAATGCATTCCTTCTGTATACCTAACAAATAAAGCTGTGGTGCTATTACAGACCCACATTTGCCACATAGGTATCTCGTGTTTTTGATAATTGTCCCAAATTATCTTCCAAGCAGCATTTGCTTGCTCAACTTGCATTTCAATGTTATTCTTAATTCTCTTATCATCAGATCCAGTGCGTGCACCATCATTGAACTCAGAGAAATCGTAAAAATCTTGTACGTGTTTAAGATTAACATTGTTCAGCAATTCATAACGAAAAAACATAGTTAGGGAACGAAATCAGCGTGTGCGGGGTTAACTGGCCAACCAGTAAAATTGGCATATTCATACGGATCTGCCTGTTGTGCAGGTAAATCCCTAAGTCTTTGCCTATAAGTCTTCCAGTTAGCTTTCTCTTTAGCAGCAGCAGGGACACTAGCTAGTGACATACCAGAAGCAGCTTCCCAAACATCATCTAACATCACCCAATCAGTATCTTTAAGAAGTTCAGTTCTCATTGCACGCAATGATCCCAAGTTCTCTGGAATTTGATTATCAACAAAATACTTTTCACGTTCTGCTTTATCTAACGCTGCCTGTTGTTCAGCATCATAAGTCTCTTTGTACTGTGTACGAAGAGGTGCTAAAGTTTCGTATAAAACCGTTGCTTCATCAACTTTAGATGAATCATTTGTAGTAATTGCTGTATTACCACGTAAATCCTGATTCTCTGCAAGGTACCAAACGGGTTCACCAAGAGGGTTATCTGCCTTCCAATAATGAAGAACTGTTAGTTCATCTATACCAGCAACGTGGAATGTCCCGTTGATAGCAGGTAAAACAGTATTAGTCCAATCACTATCAGAGATTTCAAATCCCTGTTGGGTACCATCTGGATTTCTACCACCGATAATTTTTCTGGGAACCCAGAGGATAAAATCAGCTTCCGCAAAATTACGAGCCATTTAATAGATACCATCCTGTCAATATGTATTTATCACCTGATAAAACTAGGTTTCCTTTATGTGTGTGCGTGAAACCTGCTGGCCAGATTAGCATTGTACCAGTAGTAGGTTTAACTCTTCTTGTCTGATCAAGAAACTCTGTTTCTCCTCCCTCAAAATCTTCATTGAGATATATCATCCAAGTCAATACACGATGAGCATAAGATAAACCCATTGCTTCATAGTGCCACGTATGATATCCACCACTTTGAGGAGTATGTTGAAACTTAATCACAGTACTCATTAATGGTTGTGATGCAAGTTGACGATACTTCCAAATATAATGATCAACGCAAGCTCTAATATACTGTACTGTACATTTCTGCAAATCATAGTTATTATGATTAATCAGAATCTGTTTATCATATCTACCTAAATTACCATCTTGAAATTGAAACCTACCATCTCCCACACCTCCATCATCCTGAGGTTGAGTTATAGCTGCTGTATTTTTAAGGTCTTTATACCAATCAATGAACTTATTACAAACATTTTCTGGCATAAAATTATCCCAGACTCCAATGAAGTCTGAGAAATCAACCTTTGTTATCTTTTCATCAAGCATCAACTCCAGAGGCTTGATAGGTGGTAAATTGTTGTCCTCTGCCATAACGAAGTTTAAAGGGTCAAAAAATTTGCCGAGTTTTTTTCCTAGTTTATTATATCACATTTATGGGTTTCCGTCAGCTGGAGACCATAATGTGTTGATATCTGAAGTTGCGAACGCTCCAGCTGGTAATTGAATTGCGAAGTTACCTGTAGCAGCAGTGTTAGCGTTAGTAGATGCACCAGTAAAGTCAGCAACATTACAAGAAACTGTTAAGTCATAGTAATCATTATCGCTGTTAGCACCAGTTATATCCTCAACTCTAAACTTACCGTTAGTAACCTTACCAAATAGTTCACCTGTTGCAGCACCAATATGACATATAATACTTGAGCAATTCCAAGTTGAACCTGCTGGTACACTAGCTGGTGACATATCAACATAAGACTCGTTGGTACTGATAGGACCAAACTGTAATGTAGCACCCTGTTGAGTTATACTTGCGACTTCTACCCAAGCATTACAGTCAGTGCCATCACTGTCCCAAACACAGAACTTCTGATTGACTCCACCAGAACTAGAGTTCTCAACGTGGTATCCACCAACGCCAGCAGCACCAGTTACAACAGCAGTATATGTTTGACCACCAGTAACTGTAACAGTTGCAGTGTCACTACCTGTAGTTGTATTTCCTTGATCGAATGATATACCAAGAGCAGAGATAGAGTAATTTCCAAGTGCTTGACCGTGATCTCCTGGATTATCATTCCATCCGAAGTTAAATGTGACTTGAGCAGATCCACTACCAGTGGTTATTAGGTTACCAGTTCCATCGAAGTACATACCAACATT